AGTCGCCTTGCCTTCAGCTCTCCAGGACATTCTCTCGTCTACAGTCGAGGAGATTCTCGTGAGGCCGATGATGTTGCCTGAGCCCTTCAAGGTTCGCGCCATCTCGATCGGGCAGGGCCTGGCGTACATGCGCACGGCAGCCATCCAGAAGTCTGTGCACAGGGCTCTTCAGTCCTTGCCAGAGTTCCGGGTCACGAAGGAGACTCCTGATCACGACATCGTGGCGACTCTCACACAAGTTGTCTCGGCCAGACTGGCCGCCGGCGACAAGTGGGTGAGTGGCGACTACACAGGGGCGACGGACAACCTTCTCTCGGAAGTCTCGAACCTGGTCGCCGAAGCCATCAGCAAAGCTGCCGGACACTCCGCCAGCACGACTGAAGCCTTCCGCATTGCCCTCACGGGCCACACGATCCTGCTCCCTGATGGCAGCACCACTCAGCAGACAAACGGCCAGCTCATGGGCGCGAACGTCAGCTTTCCTGTCCTCTGCATCGCCAACCTGGCACTTACGATCGTGGCTCTGCGCCGCGTCGAAGGTCCACGGGCGAGGCGAGTCGGCAAGAGTGGTATCGTGATCAACGGCGATGACATCGTCTTTCAGGCCTCAGAGGCGGGCATCGCGAGTTGGAGAGAGGTCACCTCAGAGGGTGGCCTGTCACCTTCAGTTGGTAAGAACTTCGTGTCATCACGGTTCCTCCAGCTGAACTCGAAGATGTTCCGGCCCATCGAGCACAACGGCGAAATGATGTGGGTCCGAGTCCCCCAGGCCTCCTTGCAGGTCTTGGCACCTCCCCGCACAGTCACCTTCGCGGAGTTCTGTCTCTCAGGACCACAGTGGCAGCAGACCTTCCTCGATCTCTACGAGGGGGCTGAACGTGACCGGCTCAACACGCTCTTCGTACGTGCGTGGACACCTCACCTTCAGAAGCTGCCCGTGCACCTGATGAACTGGTTCGTCCCCAGGCAGCTCGGCGGCTTCGGCCTCAAGGCCACCCGCCCCGTGACTGTCACAGAGACGCAGCAACACATCGCTGCCTACTTTCGTGACGTCACAACTGCCCAGTCAGCCAAGCTCCAGAAGCTTCGCTGGCTGCCCGTTGAAGCCACCACCACTGTCCATGCAGACACCGAAGCCGTCGTGAAAACGTTGGTTAAGGCAGGCGTCGTGGAGTGGGCGTGGCTCAGCAGCAAGGAAGAGGAGCTCGACACGAGCGTGGTCACACAGGCCCTTGGTCTGTCAGGCTACTCCCGTCAGTTTTCGAAGCTCCCTACCCTAGGTCGCATCATTCCTAGCCGGACACCTCGGGGCTCGTTCAACACGGGTCTTCAGGTCGTCGACGGCGTACAGCTCGGCGATGACCAGACACTGGTCTCACGGCTCAAGGACATGCGTGTGCCCTCGAACTTGCTGCGACGGTTGGGTGCGTTCCGGGCAGAGGCAGCGCCGGCTCCGGCTGAACCACCTGCGCCAGAAGGCCCCGAGGGGCCCGATCAGATCGACGATGAGGACGAAGAGGACTCCGACAGCTGGCTCTACGCCACGCTGAAGCTCCTCAAGAAGGCCGCGCGCTCAACTCCACGCTCAATGAGCGCCGAGGAAATCGCAGCCTACGTCCCCAAGCAGGCAGGGTATCGCGTGACCAAGGGCTGGGCCCAGTCGCGTGACGTGGAGATGATAAAGGTCAGTATGCGTGCGCCCCGCCGCGCACCACAAGACCATGATCGAATCCACAGGACAGTTCTCCAGGGCAACCTTGGTGACTTCCTACTCTCGCCTGAGATGGACAGGGTCCACAACCGTCTCTCATCAGAGGAGAGGCCGGACCTTCCAGCACGCGTGCAATACGCGCTGGCGGTGCCCCTCATGGGCCCCGTGACTGTCTTCGTGAACGCGCCGGCTGGGGCGCGCCAGACTCGAACCCTTTTGCTTGGGAACGGGGTCTGATCAGTACTCAGTTGCCCTCTAGGTGGAGAGGAGTACAAGTGGGAGGTTTCGTGTGCACGTCGAGGCATACTTCGTGAGGCGTTGGGAAAGGACATCATTCCCTATCAACGACCCCGCAAGTTGTCTCTTCGTGGCACGCGAGGCCCTCCAGGATTTACAATAGTGCACTCTAGTCCGGTGCAGCTGGGCCCGCAAAAGGGCCCGTGGCAGAAAAGATCTTTGGGAACCTCCAGCGCTTGCACTGGTTCAAACCCTAAAATGTTTCTGAGTGACGAACGGAAGAGGCAAGACGATACGCAAACGTCCTGTGCTCCCTTCTGTCCCTTGGATCCGCCGATCCCTGTCCACGGTCCCGCCCCGCGGCCCCCAGTGGCGCACGTCGATATCAAGACGTCCGCCCTTTTTCAGTGTGTCATCTGTGCAGCCCCGCCGCTGCACCATGGCCCCCTGAGGGG